CGCCCTCAAAAACTTTAATTATATCGCCAGTTTCTTTTTGTATTTTTTCATATACATCTTTTACTGCGTCCTTTACTTTAGGACTTAAAGACTTGAAAGAATCCGAGTCGACATATAAATCTCTTTCAACAATATTACTGAGCTTGAGTTTCGTCATTACCTGCAATCTCTAACTCTGCTTTACCGTCTAATTGTGGTTGACCAGGTGTTGCTACTGTACCATCTTGAGCAAATGTTCCAGGTGTTGCAATCTCTGGTTTAGGGTCACTAAAAGATTCTGCTTCTTTGTTACCGTTAAATAAACTTGAAGCTAACTCTTTTCTTTTAATATCTAAAGCGTCACCCATTTTATCTCTTAATGCACTTTTAAATGCTTCGCCGGCGTCTGCATTGTTACCAGCTTCTAAATTGTCAATAAATGCTTTTGTATTCTCTGACATAATTTATCTCCTATAAGGTTGTATCTGTAACATCAGCGGTTGGAGCAGATATAATACCGTCATCAATTTCTTTTTTGATTTGATTGTCGATATCTTCCATCTCTCTTTCGTTTTGTTTCAGAATGGTTTTTCTCACATATTCTACTGAATAAAATTTACCAATGTAATCACGCATTTCATTTGCTAATTGTAATCGCTCTCTCATTATCTCGGTGTTTTTTAATTCAGCAAAGTGGCCTTCTTGTAAGAAATCATATGTGATACTATCTCTTACACCTTGCCAATCTTCTTCATTAATAATACCTTTAAGAATTAATTGTGTTCTTAAAATATCATTAAATAGTTCCGTAAACTTCTTTCTTAATCTTTGAACAAATTTAGTAAACTTTAATTCATCTCTTGTAATTTCACTAGCTCTGCCCATATTGAAACCAGAGTTTGACTCTAATCTGCTTACAGGTACATTTAATGAACGATATAATTTACTTCTAAAGTATTCAATGTCTGTAATTTCACCTAAGTTTTGACCACCAGGAAGTGTAGAAATATCTGTACCTCTACCACCCTCTCTACTAGGTAACCAGAAATCTTCCAACATAGACATATAGTTTCTGTCATCTCTAACTTCTCCAGTAGAAGCGTCATAGACAAGTTTATTTCTATATCTTGCCATAACATCTCTTAAATATTGTTCAGCCTTGACCTTAGGTAAATTACCTACATCAATTTTGAATATTCTTCTTTCAGGTGCTCTTGCAATTCTGTAAATAACAGCAGCGTCTTCAATCATTCTTAATTGATTGACAGGCTTAACGGCCTTTTGCATATAAGATAAGACCATATTTTTATTTTGGTCAATTAATCCAGACGGACAAAAAGCAATTGTGTCTGGTGCAATCTTAATGCCACCTGAAGTAGAGTTGACTACACCTTTTTCATTGAATAGATAATATTCAACAAACTCGTCAACTACTGTAAGCATATTAGGACCTGTAACTCCTTCAGGTCTTTTCTTTCTTACTTCTCTAATTCTTTTAATTTTTCGTGGGTCAAGGTATTTTAATTCTGTAATACCTTTTGTAGTAGAGTTTCTATCAATTACTTTTTGATAAAAGATTCTACCATCAATATACCATCTTCTAAAGATGTCATGTCCTTTAGTGTTAAACTGTAAAAGTCGTAACACTTCTTTAAACTCATCTTCAATCTTTCTTCTCACATCTTTGCCATAAGGTAAATTTTCAACATTCACTCTTACTGCTTCTTTGTTTTCATTCGCCACAATAGCTTCATTAACGATATCTTCTATCGCTAAGTCGCACTCTGGGTGTAATGAGATTTCTCTATATCTTCGGATAAGGTCAGCTTCAGTTTTTGAATTTCCCTCCATGTCGAGGTATTGTCCAAAATAGCCGCCAGCGGCGATGGTTTGTGTACCATCATCCGCTGGAGCTGTAGTAAAGCTTTGCTTTGGATCCGACTGTTTTTTCAGTCTTGATATCGAAAATCCAAATAATTCAGCCATAATATTTTTTCCTTTATTCTTTGTTAGTAATATTTATACTAGTTTTTAAGTAGTAGTATTACTCTCAAAGTATTGATAATTGAAGGTTGCTGTAAATTCTTCAACAGCAGCCGCCTCATCATAGTTCAAATCAATTGCACTTATAGCAGTTGGGAACAATCCTCTTAATGTATAAGATTTGATTGTGTTTCCGTTTCTGTCTAAGTGGTCAACAAAACAGTCAACTTGATAGTCAACAGGATTAGTTAAACCCTCATTGTCAGTCATGTTGTTGATACCGTTCTGCCATCTTTCAAAAGCGTTTCTTAACTTAAAGTTCGTATCGTTAAGAACCGTGATAGACCATTCATCAAAAGTCCTGTCTCCAGCAATTTTGATTTGTCTTCCTCTGAAAGGAACATTGACTACGCCAACATTCATAGCAGGTATTGTTGTACTTCTACATAAAAAAGCTAAGTCTTCTATTTCGCCACCAACTTGAGCGTAACCTGGAAAAGGCATTGTTACCTTAAACTGGTTACTTCTAGCGCCACCGCCAGCAAGTTTAGCTTTGAAGTCATTAATGTTTGCCATTTTTTATTTCTCCTCTACTAACCTGCTACTTCGTCAAACGAAACGCCGGTTCTTGTTGCTACGAAAGACAATGTAATAAAGTTAATGCTTCTTGCTGGTTTAATGAAAATCTCAGCAATAAACTCATTTCTATCAATTACTTGTCCTGTATTGTTAGTTTCATCACACACTACTAAAAAGTCTGTGATACCTCTACGACCTTGTACTTCTCTTAAAAAAGGTTCTACAATGTTTCTAAAGTTAGCTCTTGTAAACTCATCATTGAATTCAAAGAGTTGGAATTTAGAAGCAGTTGCTATCGCCTTTTCTAAAGTGATAAACAGTCTTCTCACATTGATTCTATCAAAAGCACTTGGACTTGCAAGACCAGTTTTATCTCCAAATAATACAGTACCTTGACCTGGGAAGGTAGCTACTGGATTAATTCTTTTCGGATATAACTCATCTCTTTGTGTTTTTGTAGGATTAAATGCAAGTTTAACAGCGCCTCTTACAACACCTCTATTGAAACCTGCTGGTGAAAACCAACTGTCTGCAATAAGGTCTGTTCTAGCCGCTAAGCCTGCCATGTCACCGTTAAGTGGTACATATCTGTAAACATCATTGTATCTGTCGTACATGTATTTGTAACCACTATCAAAGAACACATATGAAGAAGATGAAATTGAACTATAAAAGTCAATCACATTATCTTTTTGTGTGTTTGCGTTAGTTACATTAACTACATCTGCTCTTTCTGGCGAAGCGAAAACTACACAGTCTTTTCTTGCCTCTGCAATTGTAATTAAGTTTTCTACATGAGTTGAATCACACTTACCAGAAATGATAAGACCAACATCAACTGTTTCACTATCAGCAAACTTGTCGTAAGCTGTTTTTAGTTGACCAGTTGTAACGGCAGAACCGTCAGAACCACCTGAAAGTGATTCATTACTTGGTGTATCTACTGCTGTAAATGTAGTTCCAGAAGCTGCATTACCCCAGTTTGAACCTGAAGAATGATGTTTTGTCCACCAAATATATCTTGATTTAGTGTAGATAACATTTGGATAATAGTTATCATCTCCTTGCGGAGTTTTTGCGTCTGAAGCTTTAGAAACTTTTGAATAAGTTTCCAAGATTTGACCTGGAACGCCTGAAATTGAACCGTCTTCATCAACTACTACAATGTGAATTTCGTCATTCGCACCGTTTCTAGTTGAAGTCCAATCAGATGTGCCTGGAGCACCGTCAACAGCGTCATAGTATCTCCATCTTCGTCTTACATTCGCACCGTCAGTAATGGTTCTTTTTAGTCCACCAGAACCTCTTGGATGTTGTACGATTGTTAAGTCGTTAGTTGAAATATTAGTAACTCTGTATTGTTCTCCATCATCATAATCGTTTGTAGCAGCTGTAGTTGAAAATGAAATTACATCTCCAACATTTAGGTCTGTACCTGCTGTTACTGTTATTGTTGTGTCACCTACTGATGTACTTGCGTCATTGACAGTAGTTGCTCCTTCTTCCTCAAATGCGGCTGCGTTCGGACAAGTTGCAACAAGCAATGTGTTACCATATGCTCCTGCTTCTCTAGCAACAAATGTTGCGTTACCGGCTGCGCCACCTGAGGCATAGTTATTCGTCCAATCTTCCGTATTCTTTACTAAAACACCTGTTCCAGATGTTGAAGCATTTACTTGTGAAGTTTGGTTTGCTCGTACTACCCGTAGAGTATTAGAATATTGTAAAAAGTTAGCTGCGCTGAAAAAATACTCGAAGTTATTTACATCAGGTTTACCAAAAGTTTCTACTAATTCTTGCTCGCTAGATATACTTACTATTTCGTCTAAAGGTCCTTTTGTGAATTGACCAGCAACTGCACCTATAGATGTTGAAACAGCAGGAATGATACTAGTTAAATCTCTTTCCTGTACGAGAACACCTGGTGATACTTGAAATGCCATAGGTTATCTCCTTTAATTAGCTAATTACCTTGTTATTTTTCATTTTAAAATAATCAAACTTCGTATTATTCATACGCCCATATTCAAACTTTGTCATTACAGATATTTATAAGACCTGAAATTTACAGTCCTTTTCTTACAACAGGATGCCACACCGTACCATATTCATCAACCTCAGATTTTAACTCATCTGGTTGACCGTCATCTACAAAACCAAAAGGCGCCATGTCCTGTTCGATTAAAGCCTGTTGTTCAATATATAATTGATTTCGTATATTTGAGTTAGATAACTCTTTAAAATACTGTTGGTTTGTCAACCAACCAAATATGACTAGACACATCATTAAATCGTCATTACAACCCTCCTCCGCCATCCAGGAGTTACCACGCCTACTAAATGTTGACATCTCCTCTATGAGTTGAAAGTCATTTATAATCAATTTATCACTTTCAATCAATGTCTTAATACTAGATGTTCCTAGAGCTTTAATCTGTTTAGTCATACGAACACCCATAGATGTACCACGACCACTAAACATAGCACCTAATATTTGTCCGGCTCTACCTCTTTGTGTTGTCATTAAAACATTATCATATTCTAATTCCATTTGTAGTATTTCTGCCACTTGTTGGCCGATATCATTAACCTCTGTTAGAATATGAGCTCTGTTATAACCTTTACATACTTGTTCAATAATACTTGGAAAGATATGAGGTTTAACTTCATTGTTTTTATAAGTTGCAACTACTTCATATGGAATATTTGTAGCGTCTA